AATACATTTACCATCTTACCGGAGCGAGTTACATCTAATCGCTCCTCTCCATCTACAACATAGAAAACATTAAAGGCATCAGTAGGAAGTTTCCTATCATTTGCCTTATCTATAGTGGTTTTCTCTAAGATAACTTCACAAGAATAATCAGAAGGATTAATCTTGCTTTGTTCTTCTTTATTTTCTTCTACTGCCATAGCTTCTTTTCCTCTTCCTCTGCGTTGACCACCAACGTTTACACTCATGAACGATTCCCCCAAGTCATATTTGGATAGGCTTGCTTCACATTATCAAGTGAAACATTATACTTACTATCAAGATCTTTGTCCTTTACAAGACATAAAACTTCTGCTTCTTTAGGATGAAGTCCTTGAAGCATATTAATAAAGATCATTTCTCTACGAGTAGTGGAGAGTTCATTATTACCACCCTTCAC